CATATGAATACAAATCATTTTCATCGTCTACTTCATCTATTTTCTTTACTGGATCGCGCATATCTATACTATACTGTGAGCATGAACCACAATGATCTTCGTTTGCATAATCTACCATTAGGTTAATGTTTTTATTTTCACATACTTTCCATCTACCTAATGGAGTTGGTGGTGGCGTTGCCTGAAATACATTTTTAGCAATATTTATAATATTGCGTACACTGAGTCTTGTTGAAACCAACATTTTACTAATAATTTATTACTATCTATATCATGTCATTGTAACTTCAATTTTTCTTTTCGGTCGGTGTATTGTTTGTAATATCTTTACATGCGCAACATATGTGTATGTAAAGAGGTAATGTAATGTACTGCTGTATAATGTTATGTATTCTTCACATAAATAAGGTGTAATTTAGAATCAATGTTTTAGTTCTAGTGTCTTATTATTATAATCGGGTTGTACAGGACGGTCAATGGGTGTATACATAGTGCTGACATCACGCTTATAATTGATATATGCTTGGGCCTCACTGTATATTTGTTTAACACAATATCTTATTACTAAATCATTTAATGATTGAATTTGTTCTGTTATTTGATTAGGTAAATTGGTTGAACTTTGAAGAAAAACACTTCTCATGATTATCTTTAAGTTGTCACAATTTTGATTGTCTATAACATATTGTTGGTTAGAAACCTCGTATACACCGGCACGAATACCATTTTGAATAATCTGTATATTATCTTTGCTAAAAAATGCTAATGATAACGTGGAATCTTGAAAATTACCAGTCATAGCGTCGTGAAATGTAGTACAATCACTTTTAGTAGGTATTTTATCAAACAAAGAAAACTGATTCATTGGCGGACCTAATATATTTAGTCTTCCATTCGTACTTGTACAATTCATTATATATAACTTAAGCATATATAATTTTTTCTGTTTAAATTATATAATGGAGTTTAATTTTCAAAAAATAGTATTATCTATCGCAATTATTGTATTTATTATTCTAATTATTTTCATCGCAATATTATTATACCGAAGTAAATACGATGTAAAATTTCCTCCTACGATATCACAATGTCCTGATTATTGGATTGATAAACAAGACCAAAACGGTTCAGCAGATTTAAATAATAGTAGCCAAATGTGTACAAATGTAAAAAATTTAGGAAACGTTTCGTGCGATAAAACAATGGATTTTACAGGTAGTTTTTGGCAGGGTGCTACTGGTACATGTAACAAATACAAGTGGGCCAAATCGTGTGATTTAACATGGGATGGTATAACAAACAACACATCTGCGTGTTCCGCACCAGCGGTGTAAAGAGACGGTTGTATGTTTTGGTTGGTTGATAAAAATACAAATACATGTTTACATGAAATAAACATAAAAAGAATTTATGTACAATTATATACTATTTCAATAATATATGGATACAATTGATATCACTACTATTTTAAATAGAAATAAAATAGAGGACAATATAAAATCATTTTTTGTTAATTTTGAGAAAGAAAAGTCCGACCTGGGATTTAAACGTGGTATATATATCTATGGCAATCCAGGAATCGGAAAAACCATGATGGTCGAAAAGATATTGAAAGATTTAAATTATGATATAATTAAATATGATGCGGGCGACATTCGTAACAAGTCAATCATTGATACTATTACGAAACATAATATGTCTGACCGAAATGTATTGTCCATGCTTCAAAAAAAGGTGAAAAAAATTGCCATAGTTATGGATGAAATAGATGGAATGAACAATGGTGACAAGGGAGGAATTAATCAGTTAATTAAGCTAATACGACCAAAAAAAACTAAAAAACAGCGATTAGAGGAAATAACATTAAATCCGATTATTTGTATCGGTAATTACCACATGGATAAAAAAATAAAGGAACTTATGAAAGTATGTCATAGTTATGAAATAAAAAATCCTACCGCAAAGGAGATGGAGAATTTATTGATGAAATTAATGCCATCAATTGACAGTGTTCTTAAGAAAAATTTATTAAATTACATTCAAGGTGATTTGCGAAAATTTAACTCTATATTTAATATATATAATAAACAGCACGTGTTGCTAAAGAACGAAATCATTCAAAACGTATTTCAGCCTAAGACGTATAATGAAGACAGTAAGAAGATAACACAGAGATTAATTAATGGTAGTTTTGATTTGAACGAACATAATGTTATCATGAATGAAACCGATAGAACTATTGTTGGACTACTGTGGCATGAAAATATTGTGGATGTATTAGCAAAGCAACCATATGATACCTCATTCCCGTTTTACAATAAAATTTTGGATAACATGTGCTTTGCTGATTATATTGACAGAATTACTTTTCAAAAACAAATATGGCAGTTTAACGAAATGAGCTCGTTAATTAAAACATTTTATAATAATAAATTGTACCATGAAACCTTTCCAAAAAAAACGAAGTTTAATCCAACCGAAGTGCGATTTACAAAAGTATTAACAAAATACAGTACGGAGTATAATAATTATCTGTTTATTCAAAATTTATGTTTTATGCTGTCAATGGACCAAAAAGATTTGTTTACCTTTTTTCACAGTTTACGCGAGGAAAAAACTGAAGAAGAAATATACGAAGTATTTGAAAATTATGAAATAAATAAATTAGATATTAAACGAATGTATCGCTATTTGGATAAACATTGTTTATCGGATATAATAGATGAAGAAGAAGATAACATATCTATGACTAGTAATTTGTAAAAATTATATTATGAAATAAATATTATAATATGATTTTTGTTTGTCGTGTCTGCCGACGGCTAACTGGTAGTTGTGTATCTTTGTCTTTGTCTGCCGACAGCTAAGGTGGTAGTGGTGTCTTTGTCTTTGTCTGCCGACAGCTAAGGTGGTAGTTGTGGCACTGGTGGTTGGACATCCGTTTCTACCGATGGCTGAGGTAATAGTGCTGGTTGCGCCTCCCCGTATGTTTTTAATTTCGCAAGCAATGTAGTATTTAACTGTTGTAATTGTGCTATACGTGTGGCTTGTCCTTGTATTTGTGTCTGTTGTTGTTTTATCAACTCCACTACTTGCGGTGTAGTTAACACGGTAGGTGGACCTCCATTTTGCTGGATAGTAATTTGTTGACAATTCTTTGCTTGGTCTTCTGCCGCTTTTCTACGTTTTTCTTCCATCTGTAACATTTGTTTCAATACGTCTGGTTTCATAGACGCGTCTCCAGGACTGTAATTCTCCAATTTTGAATCGATATTTAAATAGAACTCTTTTAATTCGGGTTGTTTTATAAAATCGTCTATTGTCTTGCTACTCTCCTTTACGAATTGGTTAGGATTTTCTAGTAATTTACGTTTATCAAATGTATTCTGTTCATGTGAAAATACCAAAATTACCTTTTGCGGGTTTAACTGAACTAACGGAACAGTATAGTCTTTTAAAAATGCTTTTTCTTCTGCCAAGCATGCCTCCTCTTCGTAACGATTGTTTTTTAACAATTCTCGTCTAAAAGCAAATGTTCCAGCAGTTGCGTGTGTGTCTTTGTAAGGACCAAATTGGTACATTTTTTCAATATGTTTGAAATAAATATAAATTTCACTGCTACCAGCACATAGCGCATGTGGGTTGGCTTGTAATGTTTCGACGGCATGACTTACTCGTTCTGGTGGATAATAATCGTCGTCGTCCATATAGACCAATATATCACCAATACTCTTGTCATGTACTAAATTTCTCTTTTTACCAAGTGTCATCTTTTCATCGTATTTAAAATACCTTACGTTAGGATGGTGTTTTACTAAATCTTCAATTTTGTCGGTTCCATCATCTATGATAATCCATTCCATTCTATGTTTTGGATAAGTTTGGTGTTCAAAACATTTCAACATAGCCGGAATAAAGGGTCGTCTGTTAAATGTAGGTGTACATATACTTACAAATGGATATTTACTATCTTTTGGCGGCATACGTGGTGGTTTTTCAGGTTCGTTTATTTCTAATTCAGTCATATTATTGTTACCGTTGTTATTATGTATTTGTTTATTCACATTTCCATGGTTCGATTGAGGATTTTTATTCTTGTTCTTGTTATTTTTTCCCATATACATATTAACATATAATTCTTTCTATACCATATTACGGATTATTAATTTATTCTATGTTATTCCGTTTTATTCTGTTTTATTCCGTTTTATTCCGTTTTATTCAATGGGTTTACAGATGGAGGAATAAGACCGCCTATTAAAAATATTAATACCATGGGCAAAGCGATCATTGTTTGTAAATTGGTAAAAGCGGATACAATAGTCATAATAAAGAATAATAATAACAAATAATAACTATTGAATTTGTTTCCCATTATTTCCATTATTTTTTTACTATTTAGCATTACTGGCAATAATACAAAACTAAAAATAAGACCAAATACTTGGAAAAAGGTTAATATGACAGGTACCGACCACGTCCATCCAAAAAATAGACCCAGTATAGAAATAAAAAATCCCCAATTTTGATTTTCATTCCAAAACACACTGACTAAAGTTGGTATCCACCAAAAAGAAGCTACTAATATGATAATACCAAATACAATAGGACCTAGCACAAAGGGCACTATATCTTTCATTGATTCTGGAACTAAAGAACAGGTAGACCCTATAAAACCAAACATGCCTTTTACAAATCTACGTAGTAATGAATATGAATACTTTGCTTTGTTGGGAAACCAATTCGCAATCGTCGAGCCAAACGTCCTTTCTCTGCTCTCCATTGAATATGGAAATCCATACTCGAACATTCCACTAAAATACTTGTTGTCGAATAAGTTACTTTCGGTAAAGTCAATTGGAGCACCACAACTATTTGAATTTGAACCTCCTTTCATCTTTTTGCCACCTTTTTGAGTAGCAGATAAAACACCCTCGTTATTGGTTGATTTAGAGAATAATGGTGGTAATTTATTGCCTGCCTTGTCTTCGTCTGTATAAGGACGTTGATTTACATCACTTGGAAAAAACAAATCCAGGTTAATTCTTGTATAATATACAAAATTTGCCCCTAATAACCCTACAATTAATACGATACAAAATGATGTTAATACGCTAACGCCAAATGTTTTCCAGTTGTTTTTAGAGGTATCCTTATTATTGTTTTCATTATTCTCATCATTGTCGGCATTCTTATCAGACATGTATATATTTAATATATATAAATATAAAATTGTAAAATTACAAATATATAACTGTATGTAAATATACTTTCTAAAAACAACACGCGATCATAAATATTGTAGTTATATTTCTATAGACTATAAACCAGTTATTTAGTGGATGTAGTTGAAACTTTAATCTAAACATAAAATATATGATAGAGCAAATATTTTTAATCGGCGTAGTTTTAATATTTGTGTATTTTATTTATCAACAATATATATTTCAAAAAAGCATATTTTTTGACCCCATTGCCGAAGGGTTTACACCTCAACAAGTGAATGCTATAATACAACCTCCTGGTTCTTATCAAATAGGAACGACTGACCCTGCCTACATAAAGGAAAAGCAAATTTTAACTGTTAGTAATGGATATACAGAGAAGAACATGAACAATTTAAAACCCAGCTCACCTGAACCATTTGACAAAGAAACGACCGATACATTGGGAGATTTTCCTGGGGCAGAACAAGAAAACTATGATCTTCCTACCACCGAGTTTGAATATCCAAATGATTATAAATTTACAGTCGACTATACGTGTCGTAGAACGGCTACTGGAATGTTTTCAGATTGTGGCGTATATTCAGCCAATACTGCTTGGACGGCTGACCCATATAAGGGTTTGAATTGCCCTTTAACTAACACTGAGACCCCTAAAATGACGACTACTGTTTCAAATAAACGTGAAACTAAATATGGACCTCCAAGAAGGACCGGTATAAGTAGTATGGGTACTTCAATGTTACGATGATAACAATATCAATATCAATATCAATATTTAGCATAGCTTTTTACTTCACATATATCCGAGTTATAGCATTCGTTAATAGATGATTTTAACTCAAAACGGTAATCATTTGTAATATATACCGAACGTGCTAACTCGATAAATTCCGCATCAAATAGTGACTGTGATTCTTTGTTACGAATATTATCTTCTATATTCCATAACTTTTCATTGACATTTTTCAACGCGTTCAGTTTATCTTGTGATACATTACATTGTTCAACCAAAGGTTTCAAGTGTTGGATTTCATTTTTTATTTTGTTTAGCTTATTAGTATCCGTTATTTTTTCTATCTTTATTTGCAAAATTGTGTATTTATCGCATAATTCTCCAATAGAGATAGGCACAGAAACTATAGACGAAGTCATATAATATTATATATTGTATATGTTTATGTTTATGTTTATGTTTATATAAATTCTTGAATATATGTAAAAATATAAACATATAAATATATATAAAAATACCTGATATAATTGTATTATACGCGTAGTACTATGACACAATTTAAAAAGTCATTGGATAAAATAGATATACTTATGATAAACCATCAATATGATGATGTAATACAATTTTGTAGCGAATTGTATATTAATAAATCACCTAATTCTAAGTATCTAGAACATATATTAAATGCCTATAAGCAAAAGCAATCCAACAACGTTAATAAAAATAATATTAATAATGCTATACCGCATTTTCAAAAATTACTTAACTATACTCCACCAAGAACTCCCGAATTTTGTATTCTCCATAATGAAATAGGAATGTGCTATGCTAATTGTAAGGACCATAAAAGAGCGATTGACCATTTCAAACAGATATTACTTGTCAAAAATGACATACCAGATGTGTTTAATAATATTGCGGTATGTCATATTGCGTTAAAAGAGTATAATGCTGCTCTCGTTTGTTTAAATATATCTCTACGTTTGCATGAGTGTGATGATGTTTATATTCGTATAGGTGAAGTAAATTTGTATATGAAACGTTATGATGCCTCTATTAAAGCATATAAATCTGTACGAAACCCGTCTGATATGGATTTGTATAATTCATGTTTCCCCTATTTAGCAACGAAGCAGTTTTTAATTGGATATAAATTGTATGAGTGTAGATTAAAACGCAATGATATCTCTCCCCAGACAAATCAAATTTCTCGTGTTGAAATCCCATCAATACCATATTGGAACGGAACCGATATATGTGACCATATAATGATAATATATGAACAAGGTATAGGTGATAATATACAATATTTCCGATTTATTATTGAACTGTCCAATAAATATCCCAACTTAAAAATAACTTATTTTTGTAAATCAATCATATCTCATTTGTTCAATATAGAACCATATAATAATATTATTATTCGTGACGATTCCCAACAAATTGATTTATCTATTTATGACAGAAAAATATACATCATGTCGTTGCCATATATTTTAAAATTGCAAACAATTACACTGAATACTATTAATTATATTACGGAAGATGTAAACAACAATGTCGTATGGCAAGAAACATTGTCTGTTTTCACTACTAAGTTAAGAGTCGGTATACTATATAGTGGATTATTGGTTTCATATATTGACAAGCAAATCAAATTGTCCGACTTCAAAGATATTTGTATAGATGATAGAATTCAAACCATTTGTCTTCATAAAATGGACGACAGTATATTATCTGACTTTTCAAGCATCGATTTTGCCGATAAAATAATGAAATATGATATTGATAAACATAAATCATTTTTTGATACAGTAGCTATATTGCGCAATATAGACGTTTTAGTTACTATCGATACGTCAATTGCCCATTTAGCCGGTGTAATGGGAATAAAAACCCTCCTACTTATTGGTTATACAAGCGAATGGCGTTGGTTTGATACCGATGATAAAATATGGTATGAATCGGTTGAAATTATTCGAATGGTCGAGCAGAAACCATTATCTAACTTATTACCAAGAATTAAGAATATTCTTATATCCGAATATGAAAACAAATATTCCAACCATTCGGATACGCTATAAGAAAATATATTTTACTAAAATGTAATAAAATATATTTACTAGATCGGTTGAACCGAATAATTATTGTTTAACGCGCATACATTAGACCACAATTGCCACCAATAAAGGTTATCAAATTATATCTCTCTTCAAATACAGTCATATTATAGTTGTAGTCATATATTCTCCATGTAGGTTTATTTATACCGATTATCTCTCCGCTTGATGGGTCACATATTGTATATGTTTGCGCTTCCGGATCCAATGGAGGACTATATGTAGTGAATTCCAATTGGATGTCGCGAAATTTGCTCATATTCATAGCACCGGATGGTTGAAAATCAAATGGATCGTTATGAATCGCAAAACTATAATTATAGAGTCCATCCGGCGCATTACCCGATGTTCTTACATATTTTTCAACATAATTATAGATACCCGCGTCTAAAATATTTTCTCTGTATTTTCCATCCAACAATATTCCCAACTGAAATAATATTTCCTTTTGGTTTTGAGGAGCAAAAACACCCGTCGTAAAATAACCGGTATGAGCTCCCGTTGCTGGATTATATCCTGGCCCAATTCCGGCCACGGTTATAGGGTTACAATCTAATACCCAATTACCAGAAGGATCGGCAAAATCTACCTCTTGTGGCAAATAGTTGTATGGCCAGTTTGTGTAATTACTCCACTCGTTTCTTAAATTTATATCAGACCGCTGAAACGTCCACATCCACGAGGCAACCATACCCATTGTGTTTTCTAATTTTACACGCTGACTACCAGTAACATTGAAAAACTTCCAATCGTAAATCGATTTAAACAAATACTTCTGCTCTCTTGCGGCAAAGACCTTTGACTCTTCTTCTGATAAAAAGCCGTAGGTAGAAATTAAATGAATATCCGCATTCCAATTGGTTCGTTTGTCTTGATATGATAGTGTATTTAATGAAATGTCCGGCGGAGGTTGTAAAAAACGATAAAACTGCTGTAATGACTCGTTGAAATTTGGCTGAATATATGGGTAATTGTTTTCTTGGTCGGTTACATCACGAATAACTATTAATTCTTGAACTGGTCTTAGCGTAATATTAATTTCCAACTCATTGTATTGAAGGGCCACTAATGGAAAGGCCATTTTCGCTGCTAAAGTAAACCAAAAATTAATGGGGATGTATAATTTTCTAGCTCTAATGGATGGTTCTGGTCCAACTGGATTTGTAGTATAATAGGCGTTTGGGTAAGCATTCACTCGTGAACCAACATTTCCGGGATCATTTAGTTCCGGAACATTTCCACTCATTTTATCATACAGTTCTTTTTTCTCTGCTGTGAAATCGCGCTGAATCATGGCCAATAAGTAAGCCCCCGAATACCTATTTAGTGTTTGTCCACCAACGACGATTTCAACTTCTTCAATCATTTGTGTACCCAAATTATCAATCCATTTGAATTCATACGGTGCCCAGTTTCCAGAACAATCTTGTGGAGGATAAATTGGACTCCATATTGTCGGTAACTGAACTACTAAATAAGTATCCAATAATAGTTCCGCATATCTCTTCATTCGAAACGTAAATTTAGATGATTCTGACATTCTCAAATTACGTAATCCATCAAAATCCAGTCGAAACTTTTGTAGTCCAAAGTTCGTATATTTTTTATAAGTTGTTTTAAAAAAGGTCTTTGATGGATTTCCATTTAAATATACATTTTGATTTCCATATGCTACTATATTTAATAATCCTCCTGGCATTGATATATATATTTATCATACAATAAATATATTTAACTCGTTACAATTATAATAATATTACTCCTTACAAAATGGACAATATTACTGTATTTGAATGAATTATTTTTTCATCATGTATTATAAGTACCTATGGAGAACATTAAAAATACTCAACAAATGTTTTCAAAGATGTTTATGGAACAAAATAAGGCCACTATGGTGAAATATATAGCTTATTTTATAATCGTTATTTTAGTAATAGGCATGGGTGCTTATATTATCAATAAAATACGTCTCAATAACAATAACTGTAAAACGCTTGACCAACTATACAAGGGTTTCCCTATGATTTCTTCGATTAACCCGGATGATGCTACATATAAATATTTATTGAGAGATTATTACATTAAAACGGCTTACAATTGTTGCTCTGGCGGAGAATTTAAAAACGATTATGTTAATATATGTGCTTTGAAAACATGTATTTCGCAAGGTGCCCGTGTTCTAGATTTTGAAATATACTCCATTGACAATGTACCCGTCGTTGCCACATCTTCTGTTGACAACTATAAAGTAAAACAAACCTATAACCAAATATATTTAGAAGAAGCTTTACAAGTGGTCAATAATTATGCTTTTAGTGGTGGATCTTGTCCTAATCCAAATGACCCGTTGATATTACACTTTAGAATTTCCAGTGCTAACGACAAAATGTATAAAAATATGGCCGATGTTATTTATAATACGATTCAACCTAGATTATTAGACAAAGAGTATAGTTATGAATATACTGGACGCAATTTAGGTAGTGTTCCCTTAACCAACTTTATTGGAAAAATTATTATTTCGGTTGATCGTGCGAATCCTGTTTTTGAAAACACGCCTCTCAAAGAATATGTCAATATTGCGTCCAATTCTATTTTCTTACGAGCATCGCGCCAATATGATATCGTCAATACACCTGATTCAACTGAACTAATTGAATATAATAAAAAGAATATGAGTTTTACTATGCCCGACCTTAGTGTATACAATAATAATGTGTCGCCCGTGTTAAACTTTAATTATGGGTGTCAATGGGTAGCTATGAGCTTTCAAAATTTTGACGCTAATATGCAATATTATAGTTTGTTCTTTGATAAGGTAGGACACGCGTTTGTACTAAAGCCTGAAAATTTGCGCTATGTTCCGGTTACTATACCCGACCCAACCCCGCAAAATCCAGCCAACTCGTTTACTACACGCAATGTATCTACTGATTATTATTCGTTTAGCGTGTAGTTACATCATTGGTATCCAACAATATATAATAATTTTTTATACTTATTATATATATCAACAAAAATGGCTACATGTGACAAAAAATTAACATTGGAAGAAAAGGAAATTGATATATTAAGAAATGCTATAGACATTGCTGAAAAACGCAAAGGTAGACAAACGGTAAGTGATCCTGACGTGAAAAAAATTATTTCTATACTGGAAACCTTCCTCAAAAAGAAACGGCTAGTTTGTTATGGTGGAACCGCTATTAATAATATTCTTCCATTAGATGACCAATTTTACGACAAAGATATTGAAATCCCGGACTACGATTTCTATAGTCCAAATGCTTTAGATGATGCCAAGGAACTCGCCGATATATATTATGACGAGGGATTCCAAGAAGTAGAGGCAAAAGCAGGGGTTCATCACGGCACATATAAGGTATATGTTAATTTTATTCCTGTGGCAGATATTACTTATTTAGAAAAACCACTATTTAAACGTGTTCAAAGTGAATCTATACGCGTATATGGCATTTTATATTGCCCTCCTAATTTTCTTCGTATGAATATGTACTTGGAACTGTCTAGACCTGCCGGGGATATAAGCAGATGGGAAAAGGTATTGAAGCGACTTATTTTATTAAATAAAAATTACCCTTTAAGAGGAAAACATTGTGATCCCAACTTATTTCAAAGACAATTTGAAAGTATAGATAGCAAAAAGGAAGAACAATTGTATTACACCGTGCGTGACTCATTTATTGACCAAGGATTAGTATTTTTTGGTGGATATGCCAGTTTCCTATATTCAGAATATATGCCCGCAAAGCAAAAAAAACTATTTCAGAAAACACCCGATTTTGATGTTCTCGCTGATGAGCCAGAACAGGCGGCTACTATGCTAAAAGAGAGATTAGAGGATTTTGACTACAAAGGAATACAATTAGTGAAACATGCTGGAATCGGTGAACTTATTGCGCCACATTATGAGGTAAGGGTAAAAATAAATAATATTGAAGAGACCGTTGCGTTTATCTATAAACCATTGGCCTGTCATAGTTACAATGTTATCAAAAAAGGAAACAAAACGGTTCGTGTCGCTACCATTGATACAATGTTGAGTTTTTATTTTGCCTTTTTCTATAGTGATCGTGATTATTATGATGAAAACCGTATATTGTGTATGGCTCAATACTTATTTGATGTTCAACAACGAAATAGACTTCAACAAAAGGGTTTGTTAAAACGGTTTAGTGTTAATTGTTATGGAGAGCAAGAAACGTTGGAGTCGATGAGAAATACAAAGGCTGAAAAATACAAAGAATTAAAGGGACAACGCGATTCAAAAGAATACGAATCCTGGTTTTTACGTTATATTCCATTCGAAGAAAGGACGGAGAAGGAGGAGAAACGTGCAAACCGGGCAAAACAAGTCAAAGGAACCGGAAAGGGGTCCAATAAAAAATCAGTCACTTGGAAAAAAACAAAGGGCAAACATACACGAACGAAGAAAAATAAATCAAAGACAGTATTTGGCCTTTTCTAGATCCCACATGACGTGATGTGATATAATCGGATCACCTAAAGTCGGGGTTCCATATTTTTTTACCATTACATATATTTATGATATGAATATTTGTAATCTCTTTGGATAAAGCAATTGAGGCATGTTCAAAATCAATTATCCAAATTTTACCATATTTGGCCTTATCTTCTACGAAATTATACCCTGTTAAATCCGGGTATTCTATTCCATGTAATACAAGCGTACGCACTATTTTAACGACCTTGTCGAAAAGTTCATCCGGTACATCCGTGGCATTTTCACCATAATTATGCGACAAGTTATTCTTACCTACTTTCATCATAACCATTGTTTTATTTGCCTCATCATACTCAATAATCTCAGGTACATTTACAATATTCAATTGATGAACATATTTTTGCATAAAATATTCGCGGTGGTCTACGTTATGTTTTACGTAATATACGTCTGGTTCAGATAGATATTTTTTCATATCCATTTCCATTTCCATTTCCAATACCAATAATATATTATGTAAAAATACTTTATGTCGTAATTACACGGTTAAATATAACATTATATCTCTCCATATATATTTAAATACGGATATATGTTGCTGTATAAACGTGTCGTTCTTCCAAGTTTCTGGTAATAAATTATCTATACGAAGACCAACACGAAAAATATAAAAGAGAATTACGTATATAATTTCTCTCAGTCGAAATAATAATATGTCAATCATGCTCCAGTCATTCACATAACTACACATGTTATTCGGGATATTCTTTTCAAAAAAACTATGGGTGTCCATCAATCCTTCAAGCAAACGCGGGTAAATATTCTTTTCATTTTTAATAAAAATCATATTTTTAAACTTATACATGCTCTGTAAGTTTAAGAACAATATCTTTCTTTTTCTTGTTCTAGACTTGAAC